GTGGGCCCTTCGAACATTGCTTTTAGGAGGCGCCAGCTAGCTGTCCGATATCCCACATTGCGTGGCGAACTGGCACCTCTTGGTTGTCCCGTTAGGCACGGTACTGAGCCCCCGGTCTTCCCCGGGCGTGTGTGCTGCACCTAGTTACCCAGGAGCATGTTTTGGAACCCCGTAGCTATCGACCCAGTGCCTGGTAGCACCCCGTCTAGCGCCGCCGAGGCAGCACCGCCGAGGAGCTGGACTACTTGGTTGAGGATGCCTCGGGACGCGAGTGCGGCCCTTGAGCCGACTGTGAGCCTTCCGTCCTCGGTGAGCGCGACACCTGGCGGCATCTTACTCATGACTCGGGAGAAGGCTTCAGCTGTAACCGGCATCACGCTGTGTAGCATGTTACCGTCTGACGAGCTGGTGGCACCAACGAGTTCTCCGAACGGCGTTGTGTCCGTGGTTGCCAATTCCAACCGAAGGTTGATTGACACTGACAAGCGCAAATCTTTGCTGGAGTACAACGCAATTGGGGTGCGCATGTGCTCATCCATGAAGAAGGCGCCTGGTTCTAGCAGACTTGCGAAGTCTACTCGTGCTTTCGGTATTATCACGCGACCGCGTCTGACCCGAGAGTCCACCCGCATCTTGGGCGAAAACTTGAGTGCCAGGGTTAGCGTGGTATTAAACCGTGCAAGGGATGGTATTGCTACCAAGCCCGAGTCCGGAGTATACGGATAAGCTGCGTTCTCAATCGCATCGTGGGTAGCAGTGGCGGGTGCCGACAGAAACTCATTGAGCATGTCCTGCGCATTGGTGTCTGCCGGTGGTGCGTCGTGCACGCCTGCTATGTCGGAATCCATGAGTCCTACGAAGTTGGGCATGATGGAGACCGATTGCTGACCGGTCGCCGGGTGTCCATATACCCTGAAGATGCCCACATGTCCTGCGGAGAATGAGCGATCAACCGGGTTCTTGTACAAGCCCCACTTCTTGTCGACTGTGTCCAGCCACTGGAAATACGCATCACCCAGCTTCTGCTGTTGTAGGGCAAGCCCTTGCGTGAACGTGACATTCCAGAGGTTGGCCACCTCCTTCTTGGTGAAGTAATCCGAGGCTTGCACGGTGGGCGTGATAAAGTCGCCCAAAGCCCACGTAAACGTCTCGGTAACATCCGCCAAGATGGCGTCTGGGTTGGATTCCTCATCGACATTTGCGTCAACGCCGGCCCACTCGTAAGTAGGACTGACGTGTTGGCAAGATATCGATATGGCCTCCTCGGCGTTGAACGCCACGACGTCAGCGACGTCGGTTGGGTTGAAATTGCTAAGCCCGAGTATGTCGTTGGTCCTGGCGACGTATGCCCTACCGTTGACTTGTAGGGAAGGGCCGGACCACTCCATCACGGCGGAATTGCTGACCGCTCGGTACTTGTACCAGTCGCTAGACGGCTGGAACGTGTCCGCTATCATCTGGCCGGCGTATCCAAGCTTGGTACCGCGGATTAACCCTTCGAATGCCGACACCGGGTCCATCTGGGCTCCGATCACGACTATCGAGTCTATCCCGTCGGGTGCGAACACCTTCATGCAGTAGACTGGGGACGGCAAAAGCTGCAATTTCACGCCCGCAGTGGGGGCAGTCGAAAGGCTGAGGATCTCGAACATCGAATTGAAATCGTACCCCAACTTCGGGCGGGAGGTTGCGTCTTCCGCCAATGTCACGGGGGGCGCTCCTTCGCACGTCCGTGAATCTAGTACCCCACCCATCAGTCTCGACGACGCCGACGATAGAGCTCTCCTCGCTCCACTGCTGGTATGGGTCTGCTGCTTGGCCACAGCCCTCAAAGACCTCATCCCAGTCGCTACTTCCGCTATCTGAGTGACTGCGGACGGCTTTGGCTGGTGTTGCGGCTTCGGCTTGGATGGCTTCTGCTTCGGGGGCCTTGGTTTCTGGCCTGCTTTCCTGCAGGCTGGACACAGGCCCATTTGCTTGGTTGTGTGCATGTATACCTTTGAGCATTTCGTGCACTTTAGCTGAAAGGCGAGAACTTGCGGTCTCACCTTTTGCTTTGTTTGCTTCTTTTCGGACATTACGTCCTACGATTAGCATGTCGATCGGGTATTACCCCTGTTAATATTTACCAAATCCATGGTGTGTGGGTTCGCCTAAAAGCGCTGATCGTCGTGGTCGATGACTTCCGGAGTTGTCCAACGGAGGTTAGTCACGTTGTGTTCCAACTGCGCCAAGTCAGCGTATGTCCATTTGGTCACGGACATGAGCCAGGCTGTGCTGACTCCCACGATTTCTCCCGCGTTTAGCATCATGTGTTTCATATTCCTTGTTAGGTACTGTCTGACATCACATGCCCTTCCTCGCTCTATTAACATGTTGGACAGATCTCGCACGACTGGCGTGTCGCCGAAAACTGACTCGAGGCACTTGCCTAGTGAGAACCAATACTTTGCTACGGTCTTATCCATGACATATCTCTTGTCTGTGTAAGGTATCCTCGAAAGGAACCTCACCGGGTCTGGTATCATGGTCTTTGCCGCATGGCATGGGTATTGGTGACAAAACAAGACGTCCTCCAACTGATCGAATTTGCTGACCTCAAGAAGGAGCCCGAGGTCAGACTGGGTGCGCACTAACATATTCTCCACCTTGGAAACGTCCGCCCTGTCCACTATGACGACTCCGTCGTCACCGTCTAGGAGGATATCCCAACGTATGCCTGTAGCATCGAAGATGTAGCACCACATGGCGTAGTGGGTGAACCCATTGCCCTGCGATGTATCGATTGTTCCAGACTGTCTCCCGCCGTGGAAGGTATATTTGGCGCCGCCACTAGTGTAGCCGACACCCTTAACCCTCCGCCGGGAAAACCAGGCGAGATGCTTGCGCGCCGCATGGGAGAAAT